ATCTACATTATTAAATCTATTGACACCAAATCTTTCGTTACCTAATCCACCAATATCTAATTGATTGAGGAAGTCGTCCAAATCACCCTCCTGCATATCAGGATTCTCTGCTTTCCTTCTTGCTTGCCTCAACATTGTTGTTGCAGTTCTATTAACTCTTGAAAGTTTTTCTGCCCAGATCATATCTTCTAGACTTACTTCTTCATGTTGTACAATCTTTGCACAAATTGCCTCTAAGCGTAGTCTATACTGGGTAGAGAGCATATGTAGTCTCCATATAGGGTTATTTAGCATTTACCTTTCAATGTAACTAAGAGTGTGGGTTTGTGCATAGAGCTGCTGTATAATAATATCACATCCAATCTTAGGATTACAATCCCCACAAGTATACACATCTACTGCAGCCTTTCCTTCTTCAGGCCAAGTATGAATGCTGATGTGACTTTCAGACAACAAACAGAGTACAGTTACTCCTTGTGGTTCAAACTTTTTAGATACAGTCTGAACCACTGTTGCTCCACTTGCTGCTGCTGCATTTTCCAATAGGTCTATAAGACAGCGCTCATCATCCAGAAGAACAAACGAACAACCATACAGATTTAGTAGATAATGTTTTCCCATTTATTTTTTCTTTTTCTTTTGTTGCTCGCTATAAAGTTTTGGATTTACCCTTCCATCAGTCCATTTCATAGAAATAACATTTCCATATCTATCATAATAATGGTCAAAAATATCTACTCGCAATCCTTGTGATATATCAATACAAACTCCATCACCATTGTCATATTCAACAATGTAAGAATCTAAAGGAAGTGATTTATCTTTTGCTGCAGATAAATCACAATTTTCTTTTATAACTCTAATTTTACTTTTCACTTTATCCCCAAACAATATCAGGAAATGCTTCTTGAACTACTACTTTAGTAACTTTATACCTTTTATGCAATTGCTTATCTTTTACAAGACATATTAATTCTGCCTCAACTTCTTGAAGAGATTCTAACATTTGAATAAACATAGTTTCTCTTTTTGCTTGAGGAGTATTAGTTACTCCTTTTACAAAATAGTTAAACTTTCTCCATTCCTGAACAAGTCTTGTATGCTCTGTTCCAATTGGAGCATCATTTGGGGTGTATGGGACTTCACCTTCTGGGAGAGCAGATTGAACTCTTTGGTCAAAGTTCCAAATTAAAATAGCTCTCAAAGCAGGGGAATCATAATGACGAAGAATTTCTATTTTCTCGTCTCTTGTTTTACAATTTGATACCTTTTGAATAATCTCAGATAACAACTGGTCTGGTGGCAACTTCATTTTCAACTCCATTAATTAATCTTCTGTTTCTTCTTCCTCTTCCATATTTTCTGTACCTTCAAATCTAAATGCTATAAGGTCGTCTGCTAATACATCACCATTTTCATCAAACATTTCTGGATGATAAGTATATGGTTGTTTTTGTGAGACATATTGATTTAATGTCCAACCAACTAAACCACCTAAAACAATTGCCATTATTACAAATAATACAGTAAAGACAAGGGTTATTGCTAACATAGTGTTTCTCCTAAATTACTTTGGTTTTCCTACATTCAAGGAAAAATTAAAGTAAATGGTTATCTTTCGTTTGAAAAAAATAACCACTCTTTCAAAACATATTGAGAATGTTTTTTTGTTTGGAGTCCTCCTTTTTAAGACTAGCTCTATACCCCTGTTAACAGGAAGAGTACTGTCATTATTTATAGAGTCCATCAAATCAAATTATTCTCTTTAAGGTATTTGACTGTATCTGAACAACCCCCAAGATGTTTATCATTAAAAATAACTTGAGGGAATGTTGAACCTTCTCCAAATTCTTTATAAAATTCTTCTTTTGTAAAGTTTGTTCCAAGAACATACTCTCTTATTGAATACCCCTTTGATACACTAAGAGTATTCAAAACTTGAATAACTTTAGTACAATATGGGCAACCATGTTTGCTGTAAACTGTAAAATTCATAACCTTAGATTCTTACTGGATGTGGACGTTTTTTATCTGATTTTATGGCACATAACCATGCTGTAGTTACTGCAACATTGTTTTCCCACCAAGTAGTTTCAAGTCTAAATTCTTGAAATCTAATTGTGGTGTTTCTTATATATTGTGCTTTATCTGCTCTTGTGTAATACCAAAAACTATTTTCATTCCAATAGCTTACATGTGTTGGGTCTTGCCATGCTCCTCTACCATCAGTAGAAGGAACTTCAATAAATGCCCAACCTCCATCACATAAAACTCTATGAATTTCAGACATAGTTTTGATTGGGTCTTTTAAATGCTCAATGACATGACTTGCATTGATAACACCAACACTATTATCTGGCAATGGTATACCATCATTCAAATCGCATGTGATGTCTGCACCTTCCTGATCAATTGTAGTATATCCTGGTCTTGGGAATAATCCTCCACCAATATCAACCTTCATCAACCCATTTAGTTCAGCATCTCTTTCTGCAAGTTGTTGTCCATATTGATGAAACAATTCAAAAGTTTTAATTTGAATATCTTGATTTCGTTGAAGTTGAGTATTGTCTCCTCCAGGCAACCATCTATAATAATAAAGAACTTTTGGAATAAAACAGAACTTAGTTTGTAAGTATGTTCTGATGACTAAATCATGGTCATCACAAATATTCAAGTCTGGATTGTGTCCTCCAACTTGGTCATATACTTTTTTCCTCCAAGCACGAACATGGTCAGGAGCATACCAAATAATACCAATGCTGTGACTTGTTGCAGGAAACATATCAATTTTAATAAAATCTTCCCCTCTGAAGTTCATCCATTTATAAGTCCATCCATTTTCAGGATTCCAAGGAATCTTATATTCATCACCTCTCATATCATAAAGAAGATCTTCGCTATAAACAAATCCAACTTCTTGGTCTTGAAATGCGTTATTAAGTTCTTCTAAACAATCCTCAGAAAGTAAATCATCATGGTCTACCTCAACAAGAATATCACCTGACCCCAAACTAAATGCCCTGTTTTTCACAAACCCAACATTAGGATGTGTGATTCCATTACGAACTTTAATTCTTTGGTCATCTTTCAATTCTTGAGGAAGATGAGATGCTTTACAATTACCATTCAAGTATATAATCCATTCCCAATTTGTATATGTTTGTTGTTTGATGGTTTCATAAAGTTCCATCAAAAAAGGAATGTTTTCTTTTCTGTGCTCTGGTGTAATAATACTAAACTTGTAATTCATATCAATCAAAAAAGAACATGTGAAATAATCTTGAATCTTCTAATGTTTGTCCAAAATATTGTGAAGCAGAATGAATACATTTGCCATTAAAAATAACTAACCTATTGAAAACATTGCCAATAGAATCAACAAGTTCAAACTTTGTTCCATCATAAAATCCACCATCAAAAGCAGATTCAATTTCAGGGTCAGAAACATGTCGTGCTTTTGTTTCTTTGTGAGCATACATAGATGTTCCTGCTTGAAATGGTGCATTTGGTGTTAAGTATATCATACCAGCCCATTGTTGATGATCTGTATGATATACTAATGGGTCTTGTGGATTACAAGTTTGAAAAACCCCATTCATTCCATATTCATCCCAAACATTTATTTTTTGACCTATGATTTCTTCAAATGCTTTTTTTGTTCCAGGAACAAAAAATTTTTCCTCTGTTCTCTTACCTTTATAATATCTCAAATCCTCTATAAATTCTTGTTGTAGTGCATAATTTCTTACCTCATAAGGGTCAGAATAAAAATTATCTACTACAAAAATTCTTTTGTCTGGGTTAGGATTTAAATTACTTACTGTGATAAACTTCATTGGAGATTTTAACTTATACTATACATTACACATAATAAAATGTCAACTAATAGATTCTAACTTTTCTTTTGCTTGATCAAACAATACTTTTACATATGTTCCAGTATCATAATAACATTGATTGTGGATCAAAAATCCAATTCTTGGAAAAGGATTTTTTCTGTCTTCTTGCATTAACATAGAAGCATAGACATAAGCATTTTCATACTCACCTTTATATAAATACAATTCAATTAGGCCACAAAAGTGTTCATTTCTACTTAAACAAAGTGGGGTGCATTTCATATACTCTTCAATTGCTATATCATGCTCTCCACAAAATCTATAAGCACTACCTATAAGATATTGAGAATAATATATCATTTCATTCTCATTACCATTATAAAAGTTTTTTATATACTCAGTAAAGTAAAAAATACATCTTCTTGCATATTCTTTTTGATGTTCATATCCCAAAGGAAGACCATCTACACCATAACAATCGCTATAACTTTTTCCAATATAAAAGAAATGATAAGGGTCTGACAATAAAGAACCTTTAGATACATGCTGTTGTTCAAGTTCTAATGCATCTACTACAAATTTTGTTGGACTTGTATAAGTATCTCCTTCACTTCTGATAAAATGCCTAAACCCTTTGTCCAAAAGAACTCTTTGAAATTCTTCTCCTGTTGGACCACATCCAGGAAGAATGATACACTCATGTCTTTTATCGTGCTTAAATCTCCAAGAAAAATTAGCATTCCAAACTCTATTTCTTAACCAGGATGAATCTCCAGTGGTAGCAACAACATCCCAAGATTGAATTGAGGTATCTTCAAATACACTCCAATCAAAATCATCATCTACTAAAAGTTCTTCATCTGCATCAATTCTAAACAACCAATCACACTGGTGATTTGCATCATAACATTCTTGAATTAAATGATCACTATTCCAACCAGGATATTGCCACTCAACATTATAACAATATCCTGGAATATTTTTTTCTTCAAAAAACTTTTCTATAATTTGTTGCGTATTATCAGTGCCATTACATTGGATAACCCAATAGTCAATGTGATTATAGCAAGACTCAAGAACTCTAGTAATGATATGAGATTCATTACCAACCATCATATTCAAACAAATTTTCGTATTTTTCATCATAATTCAGGTGTAAGTATTCTATCAACAAATCCCATTCTTTTGAGTTTGTTTGCTGTTCTTGCTATAGTCTGATCTATAGTCAAGTATTTGTAAGTAGCAGTTCTTCCAACAAAAATTGTATTTTTTTCTGCTTGCATTAATGGTTTATATTGTTCAAACTGTTCCAGATACTTTCCAAAAATCATAGGATAATATGGATTATTCAATCCTTCAATATGTTCTACTGGATATTCTCTTGTAACTACTGTAGTTTCAACATCTTGATTGTACCAATAAGAGTGGTCAATAGCACGATTCCATTCATTATTTCTGTTGCATTCATTAAGTTGGATATACACTGTCTTAGGACAATAGACATGTTCAAAGTTCAATGACCTATAAGATAACTTTCCATACTGATAATCAAAATAATTATCAACCTTTCCAGTAAAAACTAACAAGTCACATTTGTCTTTGAGTGTTCGCCATTCATCTTTTGATACATTTAAATGAACTGGAATATCATCAAAGATATTCTTGAACATGTCCACAAATCCATTCTTAGGTAGACCTTGATACTTTTGTTGAGTGAAAGACCCATTAGAACCTTTTTTTCTTATAGGAAGTCTATTCAAAATGCCCATAGGAAGTTCCTCTAACTTAACTCCCCACATTTTTTCAGAATAATCTCTGAATACTAATTCCTTAATTTCAGTGTCAGATAATCTTCTGCCAATAATTTTATCTGAGTTGTCATTATATGGAATAGGAATTTTTCCAAGACTTGTGTTTGCCCATACTTCAACAGAAAAATTATTGAAAACTGCAAATTGATTCAACCAATCCCAAACACGATCATTATCTGTATGGATAGCATGAGGTCCATGTGCATGAATTACACATCCTGTTTTTTCATCAACATAGTCATAACAATTGCCAGAAAGATATTCTCTGGTTTCAAAGACCTCTACGTCCCATCCATTATCTTTGAGTATCCTTGCTGATGTAGCACCAGCAGTTCCAGAACCAATCACATATGCTAATGACATTATCAGTACCTTGTATTGAAAAAAAATGTTTGAAATAATCTACCATCTTGAAGATTACTTCCAAAATAATCTATAGAAGCGTGAAATAACTTACCAGGATATAAAATTAATCTATTGTAAATGTTTCCTATCCTATCTACAGTTTCCCATTTTGTATAATCATGTCCATCCTCACCATGATCAATGTTGTCTATAGATGCTCTCTCCCCAGTTTTTTTGTGCCTATACAATGCAGTACCAGCACTTAATGGAGCATTTGGCGTTAGATAGCATACTCCTGCCCACATATTATTATAGTCAGAGTGAATCCATGTACGATCCATTGATGTACAAATTTGAAATGCTCCTGTATATCCATCGCCATTTTCATCAAGTAACCAATCAGTCACACCTCCAGAGGCATGAGAGACAAGAGCATCTATGACTTCTCTATTACTTTCATTGAGAAATGATTTAGTTCTCAATCCTGGATAGTTTCCTCTTACTGCAAACTCCTGTGATAATGCAAAGTTTCTTACATCATCAGGATTGTTATAAAAGTTATCTGCAACTATAAGATTTACATTCATCCCAAAATAACACCAGTTTTAGAACAATATTTTACATTAGGATCAATATATTTAAACCCATCCCATCCAGGTTCTCCTTCAGAAACTCTTTGTCCATGAAAGTATTCGCCAATATGATTTACCATTATACCACCTTCAGCAGTTTTCAACAATCCTGCTCCAATATTATACTTATTCAATAAGTAATTTGCAATTACTGATTCTGATGGATTGAATCCTGTCTCTTCAAAGATAGGTTCTTTAGCAATCCAAGCAGGATATAAAGACATCAGCATCCAAAAATATGGAGTTGCCTTTTCATATCTATAGTGTTTAAAAATTACATCATCATCTTTTGGACCTATTTCTTCTTTTTCAAAATCATACCAATTATTTCTTTTCAATTGTATTTGAGATAAGGTCTTGTCTTGTTCAAGAAGTTCAATCAAATCCATTATCTTTAATGGACACATTACTTCAACATCATCTTCATGATGAAAGATATAATCATAATCTTTTTGTCTAACCAAATTGAAAAGTTCTTGCCAAGTTTTTGTAATGCCTTGATTTTCTTCATGAAAAATAATTTCATTATATCCATTTGCTACTACAAACTCTGCTAAAGATTCATTATCCCGTCCATTTGGATAATCATCAATGAATAAATGGTCTACATCCAATTCACTAAAATCTAATTTTTTATTTGCTTCAAATGTTTTTTTCAAAAATTCTACTCTATTAGTAGAAAAAACTACATGAAGTAACTTCATAGGTCATCCAATTTAATATTATTATGTTTTGTGGCACAAGCACCTCTGCCCCAACCACGACTAACACTATTTACATAGGAACAAATCTTCCCACCCTGACCACAATAAGGACACTTTGCATCTGATGGGTCATTTGCATAAGGATTGTATTTTTCCTTTCTTGGTCTTCTTACATTCTCTGCTTGCTTATATTTGCGATGATTCATACTATTACAGGTTCTTGTTGTCCTTCTGGAAGTTTGATTTGAGGGGGAGCCCCAGGTCCATTTCCTGTTGCCTCTTCTACTCTCCAGGAACCACCAACTCCACCATTCATATTTACAACAATCTCTGAGGTTGGGAGTGCTTTTGGCATCTCAATATCAACAACTGGACTCATGAGTGTTTTGTTTTTTACAATTTCACGATTTGGTGCATCCATATACATTATCATTCTTGCATCTTCAAAATCTCCACAATCACAAATCTTTCTTCCAGTCCTTCTTTCTCTTACTGAGAAATAATCTTCACTGTTGTACTTGTTCATCTTCTGAAGTCTTTTGATTATTATACTTGGGTTGTGGTTTCCTGTAAAGGTTAGGCCAGGTATCCCTAATAATTTCTGCAAGTTTATGTGGAGTTTCTGATGATATCATAGTAGGGACATTAAGAAAAGGAATACTCCGAAGAGTTGAAAGAGTAGGAGGATTAAAAGCATAAAAAAAGGAGTTCTTGTGGAACTCCCTTATTTATTTTTTGAGGTTTTATATCAACCAATACTTGGAGCAGTCAGAGCAACAGAAGTTGTCTCTGCAGCAGCAAGGTCAAGAGGGAAGTTGTGAGCATTTCTTTCATGCATCACTTCCATACCAAGACCAGCACGGTTAAGCACATCTGCCCAGGTAGGGATCACACGATTCTGACTATCAACAATAGACTGGTTAAAGTTGATAGTCAGAATCGTGT